AGTATGCATCTGAATCAAAGTTATTGAACAATGTAATCTTAGGTCTCAAATAATATAAACCACTGTTATACATGTGATACATTGCTGCAGCACCAAGACCTCTTTCTAACTTAAAGATTCTAAGTCTTGGTGATACATAATCCTCATAAAATTCTGTGTACTGATGAGCATCACTGTTCATCATAGTAACCCATCTCTCAAATATAGCTCTTGTTCTATGAGAGGCAGGTATTTTAAATGATATATTAATCTGACTGAAAGCACTACCAGTGGTATATTTGTATGCAGAACCAACGTTAGCAATTTGTCCAGTAGTTACTTGCTTACTAGGAAGGTTTACACTATCAGCATAGTAGTCTAGGAGCATCCTATCATCACCAACTTCAAGGTTATCTGTCAACATCCTTGGAGTAGAAAACTCAAGAGAATATAAGTTAGTTAATGAAAAATCATTCATAGGTTTTCTAGTTTGTGCTAGAAACTCCTGAAATGATTGAACCTTTGCAGTATCAGAACCTGGTATAGAGTTAACACCATCATACTCTGGTGGGAGTTGTCCAACTGGCCAACCACCAACTACAGGTAGAGATCCAGCCCAATTTGCAACAAATTTACTTATAAAACCAAACATTATACCTTAAGCTCCTTCTCTGTGATTATCATAAACTCCATACCATAATCCCTACAGAATTCCTCTGCAGCCTTCCACTTCGCTTGGTTGACACCCCAAGTAAATACTTCTCGTAAATAACCTTTAGTCACTTTCTTCTGTTTCTTTGGTTCGTTAGTTTGCCTAGAGGGTTTCACCTCAACAATATATTTCTTGTTATTCGCTTTGACATAGAAGTCTGGATAATACTTATGTCTTTTATTATCTATTGGTGAAACATATGGTATAAAGATCTCTTCACTACCCCATTCAGTAATAGAAGGCGTGGCATCACACCACTTCATGAATTTATATTCCCACCCAGAACGGTAAAATATTTTAGATATATCACCTTTATATTTGTTTCTATTCCGAGGGATGTATTTTCCTTGCTTGTAACGCATAAATACATAGAGATCACACTGTTATTTAGGTAGTTATTGAAGTAGATGACAATATATAAGTACCCACTTAAGTTCCCAATGGAGGAACAGTACCGTAACAGACAGCTTGGTCTGGCTGAAGGTGCTACAAAACATGTTGACTACTTAATGATTCGTAGAGAAAGATTTAAGTATGATGGTAAAAACGTACCTAACTTCTACAATAGAGAGGTTCCAGGAAACCAAGCAACTGTTAAACAACATCCTGATAGATGTTACATAGCAATACCTGCTGGTATTTCTACATCATATGGTCCTGCATATAGAAGACAAGACATTGGTGTGTCTGGTGTTGCAGCTATGAACATGATGCAATCTGGTAATGATTTTACACAGATGGCAAAAGATTTACAAGACGCAGCATTCGCAGCACTACCTGAGTTCTCTACCAATGCTGTACTTAGTTTGATTAATGGTTTCAACCAGTTCGTTGGCTTACAAGGATCAATGGACATCAATGCTATACAAGCACTACAGAAAGGTCAGGTCTTTAACCCATACAGTGAGCAGATCTTCCAAGGTATGAGTTTTAGAACTCACAACTTTGCTTTCAAATTTATGGCTCGAAGTAGAAATGAGTCGAGACACATACAAAATATTATTGACTACATTAAGATAGGAACGTTACCTAAAGTAAGAGGTGGTGAGTTTGATAAACGATTCATCAACGCAGGTGATAAGTATAAAGTTCCTGGTGGTGAGGTAAAGAGAGCAGGTAAAGGAAAGAAAGAAGGATCTAGTCAAGATATCTGGGGTAAAGAATACTTCAAGCACTTTAATAAGGCAGACTATGCAAAGAGTAATAGGTTCTTTGACATACCAGATAGATTCCAACTAAGGTTTGTACGTTTCGGTGCAAACGATGATGGTACAATGGGATCAATGACAGAGACTACTAGAAGGGATCTAATGTTTAAGATGTATCCTTCTGTATGTACAGGTATTAATGTAAACTATACACCAGACAATCAATACGTATCATTCAAACAACCTGATCCAAATGGAGTATCAGTTCCAGCTATCGTTATGACACTTAGTTTCACAGAGACTAGACTCTTGACAGAAAACGACGCAGCAGTGGGGTATTAATGAAATATTTCGACTTACTTCCAAACGTATATGTTGGTGAAGGTATCACCGATGATGAAGCATATAAATATCGTCTAGCAAAAAACATATTCAGAAGGACACAGGTCAGAGCAGATCTATCACAGTATATTACTTTGATGGAAGCATTCATCATACCTAATGGTGAAAGACCAGAGAGACTTGCTCAAGCTGTATTAGGTAACGCATACTTAGACTGGATAATTCTATTGGTTAATAATATTACTGATGTATATTCACAATGGCCTAAGACTGAAGAAGTTCTAAGAGAACATGTTAATAATGTATACGCAGACCCAGATGCAATTCATCATTACGAAACTGTAGAAGCACAATATAATGGAGAAGTATTCCTTAAGAAAGGATTGGAAGTTAATAGAGAATGGAGAACAGTTTTACCTGATGGATCAACACTAGGAGAAACAGCCTCAGTGTATCCTGTATCTAACTATGAACATGAAGTGTATCTTAATGAACAAAAAGCAATCATAAAAATACCAACTACTCCTGTAGTTGAGTTCATCATGTCAGAATTTGAAGAGATAGTAGCGTATGAACCTCATGCAGAACTAGATGAGTTTGGTGATAAGAAGACAGAGATAGGTGCTGCTGCTCGTTTCCTTGACAATACTGGGTATGTTACTGGTAGTGTTAACATAGACAGTAATGTTGGTAATGTTACATCATACGATAACGGTCCTGGATCTGCTACGACAACAGTTTAAATTTTGACTTAGCATAGTCAAGTAGCATAGGTTTTTTAAATATTTTTTGCACGGTCTTCTTAGGTATGTGTCCCATACCAAAGAGGGTATAGATCCATAGTTCTACACCAGTAGATCCATAATAATATAAGAAGTCATCTCTAAAGATACCTCTGTGTCCAGCAAGTTCTATTATATTTCTTGTGAAATCTGTAAGATGTTCCTTCTGATAGATCATCCTCCAGAATTTTGAGTCTCTTCTCTCTCCAGAGTAGTGTAGGTTAATGAAATCTTTAAAATTATCTACCATCATACCTATTTCACTACAGAATTTCTTAACATTTGCTCTGGAATAGGTGTCTTCAAAGGTATTTCTTAGATACTTCCTGTGGAAATTACTGATTTCTATTACAGTAGTATGAATATTAGTAGCCTGTAATGGTTCTAAGAATGATCCTGCTAACCCTACAGCAAGACAATTCTTACTCCATATATTATCAACCCTACCCGACTCAAACTTAATTGCTGCTCCAGGAGTTATGGTTCTTCCTAAGTGTTTTTGTACCTCATCTATGGCTTGGTCTTCATTAATATACTCATCACAATATACATAACCCGACCCCATCTTCTTGGCCGTTGGTATTTGCCACAACCATCCAGAAGATAGTGCAGTACAAGTGGTACTATCTCCACCATCATTATCTTCTATAAAAGGTACAGCAGAATTCATTGCTAGATTATCTTTAAACGATCTCCATGAAGATAGTTTGCCAATCAATACCCTAGAGAATCCACTAGCATCTATAAAGAAATCTCCTTTTATTATACTACCATCTTCACAGACAACAGACTCTATGAATCCTGTCTCATTTAAGTTACAGTCAACAACTTTCTTATCAAGATGACGTACCTTAGATCTTTTCTTTAGAAACTGAACACACTTAAACGTATCGAAATGATACGCATGTGTACTAAACTTTCTATCATATCTTTTATTCCTATGCCACACACCATTAATACTTGATACGTCAGCAGGATGTCCTTTATGTACTGCATAGTATGTTGCAGCATCAAAGTATTCTGTAGCAGTAGATGAAGGTTCAATAGGATTATAATATTCCTCTCCTACCTTTCTCCAATCTTTATATTCTATACCAAGTTTAACTGTAGCATCAGTTTCATTAATAAATTCTGTCTCAGTTGTACCAAGTTCGATTGCTTCTCTGAAATGTCCTGTGGTACCCTCTCCAACACCAATAATACTTTGTTGTGAATCATCGATGACAGTATAAGAATGGTTTGGTTGTAAATGTGTCAACATATATGCTGACAACCATCCAGCAGTACCACCACCAACGATTACAATCTTCATCCATACTTCCTCAGTTTCCAGTCTGCATACATTCTACCATAAAGCATACCTTCATGGGATTTTATTTCAGATCCCTTAAGGATTTCTATTTGTCTCTCTGTTATGTCAGCATCCATACCAAGGTATTCTCTCTCCCAGTCTTGGATGTCTTTAATCATCTGTTCTTTCATAATAAAACTCTAAGAGGCAAAAAATGAGGTGGGAAATTTTTTTGACTTCGAGGTAACTCAAAGTCGATTTTGGTTTAACCTTGCCAAATCATATCAGGCATTGGTTGTGTGCCTGGTCTGTTAATGATTAATAGTATACCATATCCAACAAACCATATGATGTTGAACAACCATGCCTGTCTGATCAGATACTTTCGGATACCCATAGCAACCAAGACATTCTTCACATCTTTGGGAACATCCTCATCACCTCTGGCTCTAAGTATCTGTTCTATTATCACAGCAATAATTGCACCTACCACTAGAGGATAGAATACAAAATTTGCAAATGACATTATCGAGATTAGAAAAATCATACTCTTACTATAATGTCTCCGTCATCATCATCTTCTTCATCATCGAGTTCCTCCATCCTTCTAGCGAGGGATTTACTAAGAAATAAATCTTCAAATTCTTTATCAGGAGTAAATTGTAAATCAACTGTACCCTCTTCATCAATTTCAGGTTTAAACTTTACAACAAGTAACTCATCACCATGCTCAACGTCTGCAAGTTCTGGATGTGCTAACTTAATTTGGTTCTTACCCTTACGAGGATCGAAATCTGCTGCCCACTGTGACTTAGAAATATCACTAATGTTTTTATACATCAAAGCAAAGGCAGCACCTGCTGTACCTACCATGAAGAGCAAGAATATAAATGGTCCTATGATAGTCATAATGGTGTCCTCCTGTTAATATTTAGTGTGGATTATACTTTTGTATGACGGAATAAACTATCACTAATACGATCAATGCGATACCAATGATCGGTAATAATAAATGCATGATTAAATTCGAGGGAGTTTTTGTACTAAAGGTAAAATATCTGACTCAACTTTTTCTATGATGTCATCAATAACATTAACATCAAGACCTGCAAACGGTGGTATGATCCCTAGTATTCTTAGAAGACCATCAACAAACAAAGCAAGGCAAGTGAAACCAAGAATCATACTAATGATAGTAGCGTCTCGGTTGTGCTTACGCATAGACTCCTCATCAATGGCACGTGCTGTTGCTAAAGCAGCAGCAACCATAGAATCAACTTCTTTCTTTGTATAAAAATCTCCTAGTATTGGTATATCGTGCTTGTCCATTATCCTCCATCTACATCACAACCTATCACACTACCTGCAAAAACTCCTAAAGGTATTGCCCACCAACGTCCATCACCTTGAGACAGTGCTGCACCAGCACCACCACCTAAAATACCACCAAGCACTGCTCCATCTGAACAATCATTAGTGTCTTCATAGACA